AGCCTTAACCGTTGCCGATGCGCCAGCGCCAGTGATGGCGATGGTGGTTGCACCTTCAGTAGTGATTGCAGCCGAAGTTGTGCCGCCAGTTGCAGTACGCGAACCAGTGGTGAACTGCTTGATGGACTGCGACATATTGATTTCGTCGAAACCAAGTACGCCAGTACCCATAATGCCGTTCTTGAACTGCTTGCTGATCGTGTCGGTTGGGTTGAATAGACCCTTCAGACCTTCAACCAAACCAGCGTTAGCGGCTGGGTTAACAGTTGCATAGCGTGGCGACATTACAGCAGCGTTTTCGTTCAGCTTCTGCTGTGCAGCAAGAAGAACAGCCGAAGTAGCTGGCGTAGTGCCGGGCGTGCCAACAGTGTTACCGATGGTCAAGAACGAGTTGGCAACGTCAGCGTCGATGCTGGCAGCAAGCTGCGAGATACGTGGCTTGAGAACGCGGTCTGCGAAATCGTCAAGCTGCATCGTCAATTCAGCAGTCGTGAAGTTGACGCCGATGTGCTTCTGGGTGGAAACTTGCAGTGTTGTGAACTGCTCGTTGTCATCCTGTACCTGAAGGGCTGCGCCGTCAGTTACAAGCGCACGGTCTGGAAGACGAATACGCAGGGTTGAGCCAATTTTAGCACCTTCGACAGCAAAGCTATCGTCGTACTGGCGGTTTACGTTACGTGTGAGCACAAGGTTGTTCTCAAGGATTTCGAGAGCCTTCCGTGTGATCATGTCAATTGTTAAAATCGAGTTAGACATGGTAATAATCCCAAATTATCTGTTGCGTTGTGCCTCGTACTTCTTGATCTGCCGCATACGTTCTGCTTCGATCCATTCCGACGTAGTCATAGACTTAGTCGACCGAGGATCAGTTGTGTCGTACTGGTTTGACCCAGTAGAACGTGCTGTGACAGGCGCAATCGGAGCCGGGGCGTTTGAAGTTCTTTTAACCGGCGGATTTGAGGACAATGAAGCCTCAAGTTTTCCAATTTCTTTTGCCTGCAAAATTGGCGCTAGACGGGCAATACGATCAGCTTCTTTCGGATTAGAGCCGAGATAATATAGAACGTCTGGGCCTGCGTCTGACGCTTGGATGCTTTGCGCCATGAAATCAGTAATCGGAAGGTTGGGGTTGTACGCGACTTGTTCAAAGTCATCATACCTGTCCCGCGCCGCCTCTTCTAAATCATGGTAGGCATCCTGCATTTCAGCTTGCTGACGGGCAGTATCTCGCCGTGCCAGCAATTCTTCAGCTTTACGTTCGGCCAAAACCTCTGCGTAATCTTCATATGTCTCAAATTGATCAGGGGTAATATCATAGCCTGCTTGTTGGCGGGCCTGGACTTCCTCTGCTCTTTGAGCCTGTTCGCGCTCCCATTTGCGCTGTTCTCTTGCGAGGCGCTTGCCAACAATTGCGTCAAGTTCTTCTTGTGTGAAGGACTTATTTGCTTCCTGTTCAGCAGGCGTTTCCGGCGTCGTGTTTTCTACAGGCTCGATTGCTGCCGTGGCTTCGAGTTCTGGCGCGGAGGCATCCGCTACGTTGGGGACTGTTTCGTCCATGTTTAACTCCTATGGAGTTCCTGATGTGCCGCACCAGTACGGTTTTTTGAGTAAGGTTACTCGTAAAAAACAGATACAACGGGCGTTGTGCCGCCGACAACGACGTACAAACCCTTGCTAAAACCTACACCGCCATCGTCACCAGTAAACGTATAGCTACCGGGAGTAGCGCCAGTAAAAGTGTTTAGAATAATTGGATCGCTGGTCGAAGCGGTTGCGCTGTCGTAGACAGCAACAGTTGGCGAGGTACCTGAAGATACAAAAATACCCTTCAGTTTGCCTAGTCCAATTTTTACCTGTGCAGTTGCGGTTAAGTTTCTAAATGTTGCAGCCATACGTATTATCCTAAGCCAAAAATTTCAATTTGTACAAGGTTGAATAGTACAACCCAAAAATCTCGTCGATAATGTTTTGCAAGGGTGTGCAGTCCTTATCAACGACTTTATACCGCATTTCCTCAAGTTCGTCTACCTGACCTTCAAGAAACGCAACAATATTGTTTGTCTTCTTAGCTGACATAAGCGAAATAGGGCCGATTAGGCCATATTTGCCTTGGTAAGCCTCAGCAAATTTGTCAGCCAGTTCGATCACTTCGTCGTAAAAAGTGTTCAAAGCAGAGTGCTTGGCAAAGCTGCGTGTGTTCAGGTGCGTCGAATGGGCTACATCGCGCGCGAGAAATAGTGTGCCTACGAAGTCAGCGCATTTCATTGCGATGGTCCTTGGGGCCAAACGATAGCAAACGGATCAGCTTGCGTGGTTATGTCGCGCAATGCTTGGCGGTATGTAGCCCATGCAGCAGCGTCTGCCGAAGCGTCAGGTAGCTGCGTCCAATCAGATTCAGCCAGCAACTTGTTACGTTCAGCACGAATGACGTTCCATTGCGTTCCGACCTTTGCGGCTGACTCGTCTGCGCTAAGGTCCGACACGATGTAGTTCTGCGTCCATACGCCGTCGATCAACAACGCTGGACCTTCTTCAAGGTGCTGTGTGGCTGCATCGTGATATGGTGGTGTAACGATCTGCTTCTTATGTACACCAAAACGCGCGACCTGTTCGTCAGTCAGACGGCGGGCGTAGCAATAATTGTCCGCATCCCACTGCGTAGGCTCAACATCAAAGATGTGCCGTATAAAGGTGTCGCCTTGGGCTTGGACATACCACATTATTCTGCTTCCTTTGCTTCCCGCTTGGCAGTTACACGTACAACAGCCGCATCGTATGCGGCTTGGTCTTCAATCTGTTCTTTCAGTGCAGCCATGATGGCGACTACATTACCCATTTCTTTGCGCGTGCTGTTCAGCCGTTCTGCTACGTTTGCCGCGAACTCATTGTCTGTAGCGTTTGCCAGCAAATGCTCAAAGTTCTTGCGGTCAAAGTCATAATGAAAATGTTCAACCTCGCGGGCGTAAACAGCGTCCGCAAGAATGTCGTATTTGTAATCATCGCTAAGTTGTTCGTATTTCATATAATATCCTATTTAAATAGTAGTAAACGCTACGCCAGCGCCACTGTCAGGAGGAAGCGTAGCTGGATCGGTATATTTAGTACCGAACCCCGAACCAACAGACCAAGGGTAGGCAGAGATGAAGGGTGATGTAGTGCTGTTTGCTACAGCAATAGCGTCGCCCGCAGAACTGAAGGCTACGTTGTTGCCTTGGCCAGTGGGCAGTGTAGTTGGATTGGTATATTTAGTGCCGAAGCCTGAACTAGACCAAGAATACGCAGTAATATAGGGTGTTATAGAGTGCCCTACAGCGATAGCAGTACCAGCAGGAGAAAACGCTACGCCGTTGCCAGTGCTCGCTGGTAGTGTAGCTGGATTGGTGTATTTAGTGCCGAAACCAGAACCAACACTCCACGGGTAAGCCGTGATGAATGGTGATGTGGCGTGCGATACAGCAATAGCGTCGCCCGCGGGACTAAAAGCAACTTCAGTGCCAGTGCCCGTTGGTAGTGTAGCTGGATCGGCATATTTAGTGCCGAAGCCGCTGCCAACGCTCCAAGGATATGCGGTAATATAAATTGATGTAGCGTTAGCTACGGCAATGGCGTTCCCCGCAGGGCTGAAGGCTACGCCGCCGCATTGACCAGCAGGAAGCGTAGCGGGGTCGGTGTATTTAGTGCCAAACCCTGAACCAACAGACCACGGATAGGCGGTAATATAAGGTGACACCCCGTGCCCTACAGCAATAGCATTACCCGCAGGAGAAAACGCTACGCCGAGGCCATTGCCCGTTGGTAGTGTAGCTGGATCGGTATATTTAGTGCCAAAACCGCTGCTAACGCTCCACGGGTACGCCGTGATGAATGGTGATGTAACGTGCGATACAGCGAGAGCATTACCCGCAGGGCTGAAAGCTATACTTTGGCCGGTGCCCGTTGGTAGTGTAGCTGGATTGGTATATTTAGTGCCGAATCCGCTGCCAACGGTCCACGGATAAGCTTGGATAAAAGGTGATGAGGTAGCATTTGATACAGCAATAGAGTCCGTTGGGGTAATGTTGCCAGTTTGGTATAAATAATTTGCCATCCATTTCGTAGCCGTAACTTTAATGCACATAAGTGTATTGTTTGCGGCGACGCCAATGGTTCCCGTTGTCCCCGAACCAAAAACAAGCGTATCACTGTTTATCGCTACGTTAACTTGAGTACCGCCGTTTTCTACCGTAAACAAAACCACCGTACCAATAGCAAACGCAACGCTGGCGTTTGATGGAATGGTGTATTTGCGTGGGGTGGTGTCAGCTACGGGGTGGAATATCTGCTTGCCTGCGTCGCCAAGAACCAACGTGTAGTTTGCTGATTGGCTGTTCTGCGGAAAATTTACCGCGCTTGTTGCTGGCGTAGTGGATGCCCACGATGTACCGTTGCTGGTCAGAACGTTGCCGGCAGTGCTTGGTGCGACAGAAGTTACAGCCGACGTGCCATTGCCAATAAGGACGTTGTTAGCTGTAAGTGTCGCAGCGCCTGTACCGCCAGATGTAACAGCAAGTGCGTTGGTAAACCCTACAGTCCCTGTAGCGTTAAGGTTGGTAGCTGTTGTAGTGCCTGTGACGCCAAGTGTGCCAGTAACCGTTGTATTGCCTGTAAGGCCTGTAGTGCCTGTAACGGCAAAGTTGTTAGGTATAGTGACATTGCCCGCAGACGTTACGGAAATAGGCAATTCTTGCACTGCGCCCGCGCCTGATGTGTCGCGGCCAAGAACTTTACCGGCAGCCGCGGTCAATACGTGTTCTTGGTTCCAGTTGGATGGCTGGACAAGCGTTGCGTCGGCGCTGTCAGTTTTGGCAGACGTAAAGGTATGTTTGAGGCTTATAGTCATTCCATCATTCCTTCAGGTGGCATCTCAGGCATACCGCCCATATCTTGCATTGGTTGCTGCGGAGGCATTTCTTCGTTCATGTCAGGTTGCTCACGCATTTCAGGTGATCCGCTGATCAAATCACCTGTATCTAGTGCGCCAGCAATCGTCCCCATGACAATATCCTGAATTTGCTCTTCTGTCATCCCTGCTTGCATGGCGCTGATACGTTTTGTTTCCGCATCGTAGGCGTCTACCTGTGCCTTGTATTCCTTGATGTCTACTTCGCGCTTCGCAACGTCTGCCTGCACGCCTTCGATAATATCGACCATGCGGTTCAGTTCTTGCGCCATAACTTCCATCTGTTGCTGTGCAGCAGCCATTTCAGGTGACTCATCGCCTGTAGCAAGTACTTTAGGATCAAGGATTTTCTTGAACCGCTCTGCCATTTCCTGCGCGCCGGGCCAATCCATGTTCTTAATGAACAGATCGCCTGCAACAGCCCAAAGTTGTGGGTTAGATTGCAGAATCTGGCTCATGGCATCAAGTGCTTCTTGACGCTTGGTCATGTAGCCGGGGCCAGTAGTGACCATAACGTCGTATGTACCAACGCCAGGGTTGTAAATCTTTTCGATCAGACCGCCAGTTTCAGCATCGCGCACTTCACGTACTGGTTCTTCCTGCGACGGGTCCATCTTGACCATGCTGACTTCGCCGTCAGCACCAATGATGCGTGCAATGCGCTGTGTGTCGTAGATTTTAGGAATCATATCGACGATCTGGCGCGTAATGTAGCGAATTGCCCGCGCAAGGTTGTCAACATAGTGATACGTGCCAACATCGCCCTGCTTTTCGCGTGCGACGATAGCTTTTGCAGACCGTTCGTTGCCTTGCTCGCCCAGCGACGCATCATACTGGCCAGTTGTGGCTTTGATGTCCTCTCCAGCGCCCATTTTAGCCTGTATCAGACCTGTCTGGGGCAAAGGTGGCTGTGCACGCATAGGCAGCGGTAGAACGCCTCCGGCGCC